CATTTCAAATTTGTCTCCCATAACAAAGTCCTCCAGACTTTATGATTCAAATTATTATGTTATCAATAGTGAATATAAAGTCTATGTTTGTATTGATAATGGTTCGTCAGGAATCAATACAACGGGCAATGCATCTTTGGATGAACCAACTTTCACAGATTTAGAACCAACTAAAGCTGGAGAAAGTGGAGATGGATACGTTTGGAAATATCTTTTCAGCGTATCCCCAAGTGATATCATAAAATTTGATTCTACCGAGTATATCTCTTTACCAAGCAATTGGGAAACTACAACAAACACTCAAATAACTGCGGTAAGAGATAATGCAAATTCTGATGAAAATGAGAATCAAATAAAGAAAGTTTATATTGATAATCAAGGTGCTGGATATTCACAAGGATCCCATGAGGTTAATATTATTGGGGATGGAAGTGGCGCAAAGGTTGTTGTTGAAGTTGATAGTTCTGGAAAAATAACTGATACTGTTGTTTCTTCTGGTGGAAAGGGATATAGTTATGGCATCGTTGACTTGGGATCGATTAACGCAAATGCTTCCACAAGAGCAAAGTTAATTCCTATTATACCCCCTTCGAAAGGTCATGGATATAATATTTACACAGAACTTGGTTCTGACAAAGTGTTGATTTATGCCAGATTTGATGATTCTACAAGGGACTTCCCAATCGATACTAGTTTTTCTCAAATTGGTATCGTTAAGAATCCAACTTCAATTGGTTCCACTGCACTGTTTACTGAAAATCAGTTCTCGTCACTTGGAGCAATTAAGTTTTCTTCTGTAACAGGAACAGTAAGTATTGGTGATAGAATTAATCAGACAGTAACTGGTGGAACTGCAAAGGGATTTGTTGCTTCTTATGATTCTGAAACCAAAGTTCTTAAGTATTTCCAAGATAGATCTCTGTTCTTGAATCAAACAACATTTGATTCAACTGACTATGTTGGTGTTTCAACTAGATCAGAGGTTAAAGATTTCGAATCTAGTGGAAACGCAGTTACAACTACTGGAGGTTTCTCCGGTTCAGTTGAAACTGGATTTACTGGTATTACAACAAACCCAACTGGAAACAAAATTATTTCTCTCGGAACGCAATTTACAAACGGAATCGCCTCTGCTGAGATAAATAAAGGGTCGGGAGATATAATTTATCTTGATAACCGTCCCGTGATCTCAAGAAATTCTAGACAAAAAGAAGACGTTAAAATTATCCTGGAATTCTAAAAAATGCCACAAAAAACGAACCTCAATATAAGCCCTTATTTTGACAATTTTGATAAGGACGATAATTTTTATAGGGTCTTATTTAAACCAGGATTTCCTGTCCAGGCTAGGGAATTAACGACTCTACAGTCTATCTTACAGAACCAGATAGAGTCGTTCGGAAGTCATATATTCAAAGAGGGATCAATGGTGATCCCTGGGAATATTAGTTATGATTCTGAGTATTACTCAGTTAAACTCAACCAAGAACATCTTGGCATTGACGTGGCAGTATATGCTGATAAATTGGTTGGTAAAAGAGTTAGAGGAGTAAGTTCGGATATTGTTGCTGTAGTAGACAAATATCTTACAGTATCTGATGTAGATGGAATAACAGATCTAACACTCTTTGTAAAATATCTGAGTTCTGGATCTGATAACGAAGTTTCATATTTCCAAGACGGTGAAATTTTAACAACAGAAGAGTCTTTTGTTTATGGAAATACTGAAATAAGTGCCGGTGATAGTGTAGCAACTCTCATATCACAAGATTCATGTGCTAGAGGAACGTCCGTTTCAATCGGCGCTGGTGTTTATTTTATTAGAGGAACTTTTGTAGACGTAGCAGCAGATAAGGTAGTTTTGGATGCTTATACTGCTACTCCTTCATACAGAGTCGGACTTACAATATCGGAAACTTTGGTTTCTGCAAAAGATGATTCTTCATTATATGATAATGCTAAGGGATTTTCAAACTATGCAGCACCTGGTGCAGATAGATTAAAAATTTCAACAAAACTTTCTAAGAAGAGTCTTACAGACTTTAATGATAAGACCTTTGTCGAACTGATTAGGATTGACAATGGTGAAATCAAAAAATTACAAAATAAATCCGAATATAACTTAATCAGAGATTATTTTGCTAAGAGAACCTACGAAGAGTCTGGTGATTATTCAGTAGGAAGATTTAAAATTGAAGTAAAAGAGTCTCTTAATAATAATCTATCAAACGAAGGTGTATTCACTTCAAACCAAAATACTGACGAAGGAAATACTCCTTCTGAAGATTTGGTTTCTGTAAAAGTTTCTCCTGGAAAGGCATATGTAAGAGGATATGATATTGAAACATCATCAACAACAATCCTTGACGTAGAAAAACCAAGAGATAAAGATTCTGTAGCACAGTCATTGGTTCCATTTGAATTTGGAACTTTGATGAGAGTCAATAATGTTTCTGGCACTCCTCTTATTGGTGTAAACAACAATAACAACACTGTTGAACTTCATAGCAAAAGAAAGTCTTCTTTGAGTGCTGGTCCTGGAATTAAAATTGGTGAAGCCAGAATCTATTCGTTTAGCTTAACAGACGCTTCATATTCAGATCCTTCCACACAGTGGGACTTGTATCTGTTTGATGTCCAAACTTACACCATGTTGACCCTTAATGAGTCTCTGAGTTCTTCAAATTGCCCAGCAACTTCGTATGTTAGGGGCGTAAGTAGTGGAGCATCTGGATATGTAACGGACGCTGCTTCTGGAACTACTATAACACTAACACAGACTTCCGGAACTTTCATTGAAGGAGAACAACTTCTGATCAATGAAACTACAGAGGTTTCCAGATCAGTTAGTTCCATTAAAACTTATGGAATTCAAGATGTAAAATCAATATATCAAGATGCAACTGCAAAGAGTAGTAATGATCTTAAAGTAGATTTTACTGCAGACACGGTTCTACAGAGAATTTTACCTAAGAATTTTGGAATTTCTGACACTATCCAAATTACTACTGGCGGCACAGTAACATCACCAGGTAAATTCTTCACTGGAATTAAAACTGATACAATCCTTAGATATCAGATTGCAGGTTTATCTTCAGAAACTTATAATAGAGTTTCTGCAGTAGCATCAGACGGATCTTCATTAACTGTCGTCTCTGTTCCAACAGTAGATCAAGTTTGTAATGGTGGACTTCCTGGGTCCAATACAACAGCAACATTTTCACTTGGATCCCCATTGGTTAGTGAAAATGGTGGATTATATGCAAAGATTAACTCTAATGACGTAGCATCTGTAAGTCTTGCAGATTCTAATTTGATTGTAACCAAACAGATTGTAGAAGAGTCAACAGATTCTTCTGGATCTATGACGATTCCCATTTCTTCGGTAGGAATCACAAGTGCATTCTTTGAAACCTTCGATGCTGAAAGATATAGTGTTTTCTATCAGAATGGTACTGTAGAAGATTTAACTTCCGACCAATTTACATTAAATTCTGGAGGAACATCAGTTACCATTGAGGGTCTCACTGTTTCACAAACAAGCACCGTAACTGTAAATGCTACGGTTAAAAAGAATAATATTAAGAATAAGAAAAAAGAATACAGTAGAAGTTCAAAAGTATTTGTAACAAAAACTGTTAGTGGAGTATCGACCAACATTACTGGTCTTTCAACCAGTCAATTCTATGGTACAAGAGTTGAAGATAAAGAGATCTCTCTCAATGTTCCAGATGTAGTAAAAGTAATTTCTGTATATGAATCATATGATACAAATGCACCTATTTTAGATTCTATCGAATTTCCAAGCGGTCTTGGACTTGATACAAATTCAATCCTTGGAGAAAAGATCATTGGTAGTGAAGGAAATGCTGTTGCACAAATTGTAACAAGATCTTCCGCAACTAAAGTTGAAGTTGTTTACTTAAACTCAAATAGATTCTCAATCGGTGAAATAGTAGAGTTTGATGAATCAAATATTAATTCAACTGTCCAAGCAATAAACAGTGGAGATTATCAAGATGTAACTGATAAGTATTATCTTGATAAGGGTCAGAAAGAGCAATATTATGATTATTCAAGATTGGTTAGAAAAAATAATGGATATACTCCAACCAATCAACTTTTAGTAATCTTTGATTACTATACAGTACCTTCAAATGACTCTGGAGATGTTTATACTGCAAACTCTTACGATGAGGAAAGATTTGCTCATGATATTCCAATTTTACCAAGTGGAATAAGGGCAACAGATACCCTCGATTTTAGACCAAGAGTTGCTCCTTTCACATCAACCACAAGTTCACCGTTTGCGTTTGCAAGTAGGGAATTTGGAACTTCTGGAATTAACCCAACATTAGTTGTTACTCCTCAAGAAAGTTCTTTGATTGGTTATGACTTCTATCTACCAAGAATTGATAAGGTCTTCCTTGATAAGTTAGGTAAGTTTAGTGTAATTAAGGGAGTTTCTGGATTAAATCCAAAACCACCAGTTAATATCGAAGAGGCGATGGAAATCGCAACTCTTGAGTATCCAGCATACCTGTATAATACAGACGATGTAAAGATCACTCTCGTTGATAATAGAAGATATACAATGAGAGATATTGGTAAACTCGACGATAGAGTTGCCAATCTTGAGACTTTAACTTCACTCTCACTCTTGGAACTCGACACAAAGACTTTCCAAGTTAGAGATATTGATGGATTTGATAGATTTAAGTCTGGATTCTTTGTAGATGACTTTAAAGATGTTGGAAGACTTGACAAAGATCTTTCAAAGGTGAATGTTGATTCACAAAATGGAGAACTGACAAGCCCAATCGATTTCTACTCAGTCAAACCAGAATTAGCGTTAAATCCTTCTATCAATGTAGATACTGCAGATCTAACTGCAAATCTGAACCTTTTAGATTCAAATGTTCAAAAAACTGGAGATTTGATTACTCTGAAGTATGATGAAAAGAGTTGGATTGAACAACCCCTCGCCTCAAGAGTAGAGAATGTCAATCCATTCAATATGGTTGAGTTCACTGGTAGGATTCAACTGTCACCTGCCTCTGATAACTGGGTAAGAAATATCTACGTTAGTGGTGGAGAAAGAACAATAACTGGTGATTTTGATGGTTCTTATGTTGAGACCATTAAGATTTCTAGTTTGCCCGATACACATATTCGTTCAAGAAACGTAGGATTCGTTGCTGGTGGTTTGAAACCACTCACGAGATACTATCCATTCTTTGACGGAACCAGCGGAATTGATATTATTCCAAAACTGATTGAAATTACAATGACCTCTGGCGTTTTCCAGGTTGGAGAAGTTGTAACGGGATACATTGGATCAAGCAATTTATTTACAGCAAGAGCTGCTCAACCAAACCACAAAACTGGATCCTTCAACAATCCAACAACAAAGATTACTCTCAACCCATACAACAAGAATGTAACGCTGGCAGATAGTTATTCTGCTTCTTCCACAGTATTGAATATTGACGTAAACTCACTTTCTGAAGAAGTTCTTGGAAAGTATAGTGGATATGTTGCGGTTGGTATGGTATTGCTTGGAGAAACAAGTGGCGCTCAGGCAACTATTTCCAATATCAGAATAATCACTGATACTTTTGGAGATGTTGGAGGATCAATCTTCTTCAGAAATCCTCTTGCTTCGCCACTTCCACCTCTAAGATTCAGAACAGGATCTAAGACCTTCAAGTTAACTTCTAGTTCCACAAACGCAGAACCTCTGCCAGGAAGTCTTCTGATCAGTAGTGGCGAAACCACATACAATACAAGTGGAATCGTTGATACTTATAGACAGACTAGAGTCATAGTAAGAAGACCTCCCCCACCTCCACCACCACCAGCAGCACCTACTCGTGGCGGTGGCAAGGATCCCCTTGCCCAGACATTTACAGTTGATGAAACTGGTGCATTCCTCACTTCTCTCGACTTGTTCTTTGCTAACAAGGATGAGAATGAGAAGGTTACAGTAGAAATTAGAACTGTAGAACTTGGAACTCCTACTGACCAGTTGGTAGAAGATTATGCTCGTGTAACTTTAGATCCTTCACAAGTCAATACTTCAACCGATGGATCTGTTGCCACAAGAGTTACCTTCCCATCACCTATCTACTTACAACCAGAAGTAGAATATGCAATAGTAATCCTAGCTCCTTCTTCAGATAATTATGAGACCTGGATTGCTAGAATGGGTGAGAAGACTGTAAATACAACAACACTTCCAGATGCTGAAAGTGTAATTGTAACCAAGCAGTATATTGGCGGAAGTCTGTTCAAGTCTCAAAATGGGACTATTTGGACTGCTAATCAGTTTGAAGATCTTAAGTTCAAACTTTATAAGGCAAACTTCACTTCTAATCAAGGGACCGCATACTTCTATAATCCAACACTTGACACATATAGCGATTCTTCACAGATTATTTCTGATGGTCTAAGAACATTACCAAGAAAGTTAAAAGTTGGAATTACAACCACAACAATTCTTGATAACATTCTTACTGTCGGTAAAAAGGTAAGTGATTCTACCTCTTCTGGAGCAGTTTATGGATATATTGAGCAAGTTGGAGGTAGACTTGGTAACGTTACTACATCAAGAGTTGGTGCTGGTTATAGTGACGGAACATATTCATCTGTTCCCCTGTATTCTATAACAGGATCTGGAACTGGAGCTGTGGCAGATGTTACAATATCTGCAGGTAAAGTATCAGGTAATCCAACCGTAACTACTTCTGGAACTGGATATGTTGTTGGAGACATTCTTGGAATCACTACAAGTAGTGTATTCAAAGGTAGTGGAGCACAAATTTCTGTTGCTGCTTTGAATGGAAAAGATACACTGTATCTGACAAATGTTCAGGGTGAAGAGTTTAGTGTCGGACAAGATTTGGTTGTTTACAATGGTTCAACCGCCGTTTCTTTTGGAAATACTGATATTGCTTCCTCTGCTCTGATTAGTTCCTTGTACGATGGAAGAGTTCTTGAAGTTACACAATATAATCATGGAATGCACGCTGACAACAACGTTATAACTCTTGCAAACATTGAACCAAATACAATTCCAACAGTACTAAATGCTGCTCTTGGAACCAACGATACCACTATTTCTGTTGCTAATACATCCAGATTTGCTACTTTCGAAGGAATATCCACATCTAGTGGTTATCTTAAGATTAATAATGAAATTATCTACTACAGTGGAATTACTCCAGGAACTGGTGGAGCAGGAACTCTTGGAATTACTACAAGAGGTATTGATAATACTATTGTAAGATCTCACAGTATTAATGACAAGGTTTACTCATATCAACTGAATGGAGTGTCTTTGACAAGAATTAATACTAGTCACAATATGCCTTCTGACGGCACTCTCAAGGCTAATAGAGATCTTGATACTTACCACTTACAAATTGGAAGATCCGATAGATCATCTGGTGATAATCAGTTGAGTTTTACTGATGAGAACTCTGTTGGTGGAAACAATATTTCTGGTACTAG